GCACATTCGGGATGGAGATGGAAGATAGCGATTTTAACCGGCTTGAAGAGCCGGAAGTTGTCGCAGGGCGTATGATTGCGGCGAGCAAAGCCGCGTATGGAAAATTGCATCCAAAGAAGGAAAACGCAAGTCGGAAGGCCCCTGGTAAGGGGGCTTTTCGGTCCGGAGCGGGAAAGAAACCCGCCGCTCCGGCAGCTGGGTCGGTGGAAGAAAAGAAGGAGGAGGTGAAGTCGAAGGAGATGACACCCTGCGAGTCAACAGTCAGGGAACTGAAGCAGGAGACAGCAGTGCTAGTGAAAGAGAGCGCCCTCCCTCAGCCGACCAAGGACAACCCAACGCAGTTGTCGATGACGCCAGAACAGATCGAACGATTCTTGGCTACCATTTCGAAGGGAATTTCGATGGCAGCCAATCCGGCCACATCCACAGCAGTAGCTGTCTCTGTCAAAGAGACAGCGGTGACGAGCTCAAACAGCTCATCACCGTTGGAGATTATACATTCCGCAGCGGTCCTGCCACAATCAGTGGCATCCGCTTCAGCCCCTGTGGCAAGACAGGGGTCAAATTCTCGAACCGCAAGGTCGCGAAGCCGGAACCGGAAATCGCAAGCAGAGCAAAAGAACTCTGCCCAGAGCTCAAAGAGTGGGCCTGGCCCGTCAGGGGTAGCGAAGGAGAGCTCGCAAGCCTCCTCTTCCAAGCAGGGAGAGTTGAGCAGGGTGAGCCCCCAAGTGCAGTACAGCTGGATAGAATCCGCAAATGGCACTCCGGTACGTATCCGCGCAGTCGATTCACAAAGTTACATCGAGAGTGGGTGCAATGTATTTTCAACGAGGGAACAATGCCTAATCGCGAACATGCAGAAGCAATTGCAGAACGCGTCGGCATTGTCGACATCATCTTCCAGGATGTCGTTCGGACAAGCTCCCCAGGCTGTCCGTGGGTCGGACTTGGCTCAAGCGTCAAGCTCAATTCCGACCTCATCTCTCAGTTTCCAGCATTCCTAGCTGTTTGCGTAGTTCAGAGGCTCCACCTTCTCATGACTAAGTCAGAGGAGGAGATACGTGAGCTCACTGCGCAACAGTTAGTGCTGGAAGGGTTAGTGGACCCTGTCAAAACATTCATAAAGAATGAACCACATAATCAACAGAAAATAGCTCAGAAACGTTTGAGATTAATTTGTTCAGTATCAACATGTGATTATATCATAGAGAGATGGCTCTTCAGGGCCAACAGTTCTAAAGAAATACAGAACTGGTACAATATACCGTCTAAGCCCGGAATGGGGTTGGATGACGGTTCACTGACAATTATATTTCGAGAGGTTGCGACACGTATGCTTACACATAGGATTATGAGTACGGATGTTACAGCTTGGGATTATTCAGTTAAAGAGTGGGAAGCGATGTTGGATGCAGAGTTGCAGTTACGCCAGCGTGGGACATGGGAAACCAAGGACCCGTGGGAGGCGTTGTACAATAAGGCGGTTATAAACCGCACTTTGTGTTCGTTGTTGCCCATTCATGTTTTATCTGATGGTAGTTTGTGGGCGCAGTTATTGCGCGCGAAGCAGTTATCCGGGAGGTATACAACCTCGTCCGGAAACTCGCGGATTCGAGGCGCAATTGCTCAGCACAATGCTGGCCCCAACTTTGACTTCACGTTTGTGATGGCAATGGGGGATGACTGCAACGAGGACGCGTTTGAAGACGACGATCCTGTTGCTGCGGCCGTTGAATATTATAAGCGGCTTGGTCATCCAGTCAAGGAAGTTCGGGTTGGTCAATGTGTGGAAAGACTTGAGGACGCGACATTCGTGTTTTGTTCGCATGTCTTCAAGTGTGAGGGTGGCCGTGTGGCTGCCGAGCCAATCAATTGGGCAAAGATGTTTTACAGACTCTTGTGCCATAAATATAGTTATGAGATGCTGGTTCAGTTTTGTCGGGAG